CAAGACCGTTACAGGTATAGAATGCATTGGGGTGACTTTGAAAAACATGGCTTAATACTTAACAATAGGAGTGGAGTAATTGACTGGGTCGGAGTTGAAGAAACTGATATTAAAAAATTACAAGGTAAACCGTGTCACTATCCTTTTTATAAAATGTTTGTTGATTGGAATGGTGATGTTCTATTCTGTTCCAACGACTGGGGCAGAGAACATGTTGTTGGAAACTTATTACAACAATCATTGTATGACGTATGGTTTAGTAAACCTATGAATAAGATTCGTAGGAGACTTGCAAAGGGAGACCGTTCACAATCCCCTTGCAATAAGTGTAGTGTCGATGGTAGTTTATTTGGTAAACCATCATTCGATAAAGTGAACAAACATTTGAATTTATGAAATTATTAATTATGGGATTACCTGGCTCAGGTAAGACCACACTTGCAAGAATACTTGCAGAGAGGTTTTTAGTACCTCACGTAAATGCAGATACACTTAGAGAGTTTTATAACGATTGGGATTTCTCTAAGGAAGGTAGATTAATGCAAGCACATCGAATGTCTCAGTTTGATTTTGGTATACTAGACTTTGTATGTCCACTAGAACAAACTAGAAACATCGTTGATGCAGACTTCATTGTATGGATGGATACAATCGATAAGAGTAGGTTTGAGGATACGGATATCATATTCGAGAAACCAACTAAATATGATATAAGGGTAACTGAACATATTTGTTTGGACACTTTAAAAACATCATTAAAAAAGTATGATACTGGAGTCAAAAAATTGACGGAGTACTTAGATGTTGCCAGACGAATGGATACCCTACTTCCTGCGTAACTATTGTGGAGTGAAACCTGATTCATTGTTAGAAGCAATAATCATTGGTATGATGTTCCCTATAGTATGTGGGTTAGGAATTTGGATATTTGCGAGAGATTATATATGAGAGTAGCGATAACAGGAACGAGTGGACTTGCAAAAGTAATTAAGGATACACTAGAGTCAACACCTTTCAGAGGACAGACTATTGAAGTGTCACCTATTCGTTGTGAGGACATAACTGCAAACAAAGAGAACTGCTGGATATACAGAGGTCATAGACCTTGCGATGTTCTTATCAATCTTGCACATCAAGACCAAACAAAGATATTGGGAATTACACATCGTGCATGGGAAACTGAAAAGACCAAATACATAATCAACATTTCATCACGTGCAGCTCGTCCTAACATATCTAAAGGATATGAGTATGCAGCTGAGAAAGCACAACTCAATCACCTCGCAGATAATCTACAATTCAATTCTAAGAAACGATATAAGATGACAACCATTAACTTGGGATTACTTGAACATGAGTTACCAAGTGTGAGACATCAGGATGTCGCAGGATTGATACATAAACTTATTACTGCATATCCTGAATATGAAGTGTCAGATATTACACTTCAAGCACATGCAAACTATGTAGATGTGCAAAGTGATAAAGAAACCCTGAGAGATATGGAGAGGTTTACTAAATACTAATATGAGTATTGAATATAACGACTTTGGTTTCACTGCATTAGATGGTGATGAACTTGCAACTATCGACACTAAGATTGTCGAGAAGACTACTAGTGCAACTGAAGTAATCCAAAACTTAGACGACTTTATCAGACCACTCCTTGAAAATCTTGCAAAGGATTCTGATAAAGATTACATCTACTGGCCTAACAGAGTAGAAATCATCAACAAGAAAATCGAAGAATTAAATCTAATTCAAAAAAATCTATAAAAACCCTTTACAATGGGTGCCACTTTTTGATACTATAGTATCCATTAAGGAGATATATTATGCAAAACGCAGAAGAATATTACGTAAAACTTGGTCAGCGATTGATTAGGGATTGCGAAGAGAATAAGATATATGCATCAAATTCTAAACAATCATTAGATAAACAAAATGAACTAGATGCAAAATGGAATGCAGCTGTGACTGCAGGGAACAAGTTAGTTACATACGGAACGACTTGGACTCGATTCAAATCTATTCACGACCTAACAGAACTTGAGAAGAAAGTTGTGTTAGAACAAATCGCAGTATAACGCCCTCGTAGTTCAACAGGATAGAACAACGGTCTTCTAAACCGTAGGTTGCAGGTTCGATTCCTGCCGAGGGTGCCAAATGGAGAACCACATGATAGATGCAGTATTTGAAACTATTCTTTTAATCTTAATTTATGGGTGGTTATTCGTCACTGTAGGGACTGTCCTGTACTTATTGGGGATGGTCTTCTACCTCACCTATGACTTGATACGTCATACGTTGCCTGAGTGGTGGAAATAGGTATACACAAGGGACTTAAAATCCCTCGACTTTACAGTCATGCGAGTTCGATTCTCGCCTCAGGCACCAAAAAAAGTTCCTAAAATGCTTGACAATGCTCCTCATTTTTTAGTATACTATACACATGATGAAAAAAGGAGACAATATGGAACGTAACTTAGACAATCTTTTACCCCTTGTGCAGAAGTTGTGCGATGATATCAATGAACTGCATATCAAGGAATACCCTACACTTACTGAGTATCATACCTATTTTGAGGTTGCACGTAAGTATGTTAAGGTGATTACCAACACTGGTAACCAGTTAACTGTTTGGGGATTTATCAACAAATCAAATCCAAAGTTCGAAATGGGAACTGTTCTCAAGGCTGCAGGTTGGTCAACTCCAACTCTGAATGCAGGAAGAGGTGACCTGTTCGAAGGATACGAAATCAAGGGTATGAGAAAGTACGGCCCTGACTATTTAATCTAGGAGATATTATGAAACTTGTTATTCAAACACAATATAAAGAGAACTACGGTTTCCACGACTGGGATGGTAAGGGTGAGTGTCCTCAGTACTGGAAGTTCAAAGGTGGTGACACTTATGTGGTGAATAACTTGTCTTCATCCTCTATTAACAAGATTGCCCAAGAGGGTATTCCTACTCTCACAAAACTCATTGAGTATTCTAATGAGGCATCCAAGGAGTACATCCTTGATTGGGAAATCGTTGAAGACGACAAGACAGTTTGTCGTGAGTGGGAGAATCCCATTGAGTTTCAATACATCGATGGTAAGTGGACGTGTCTTAAGTTCGTTACCAACGATGAGTATGGTTACATGAGGAAAGAAATCCTCGCAAAGAGTGAACAGTGGACACCATTAGATGATGGTGAGAGAACTGACTATGAATGTCAGTACAAAGTTAAACAAGGGTGGTTCGAAGGTAACGACCCCAAATTAAAAGAATTATTAAATTAGGAGTAGATTATGGCAAATGCAAAATTAGATAAACTGTATGACGAAAAGTACGACTTGGAAGCTGCAGTTCGCAAAGTGAATTACATTACTAAAGATGTTAAGTACATTGACTTCTTCTCTATCTACAACAAGGTTACAAATGTTGCAGAAGAGTTGGGTATGGACGTATCTGATTCATCTGACCTTGAATGGAAAATCAAAGAAGTCAGAGAAAAAATCAATGCACTTGAATCTGCAATGTACGATTTAGTAGAACCATTTGAGGATGCAGTCAGAGATAAAGGTATCGAGATTGATGACCTTGAGTGGGAACTTGAAGAGGCAGTAGCATGAAATGGTTACTGTTTAAAATCTTTGTAGGAATAATGATTGTAGATGAATTCATTATTCTTGCATTAATTATTATGGGGATAATATGAGATTAATTATTGGATTGATACTAGTACTTGGTGGAGTCGGTGGGATGGAACAGAATATGGAAACCCTCTTCCCATTAGACAGTATTAGTGTTATAATAGTAGGGTTAGGATTAATGACTTGGTTTGCTTATGACCAAGAGGAGAATGATTATGACTATTGATAATGATAAAGTCATCACAACGTTTGTAGATGACCATGGAGTGGAACACCACATTAGTGACTTTGCACCAAGTCCTGAAGATGAACTACCTGAGGGTGTTTGTGTTTGTGGTGAAGTGGATTGTGCAGATGAATATGCACATACAACCAGTGGATACTGATGGACATCATTAACTACGTCCTAGGAAGTGTGTTTATTATTGGTGCAGGTTGGTTCGCATACATGTCGTTTCATGTAGGAGAAGAGAATCGAAAGAATAAATATATTCCACTTCCTTGGGAAAAAGGTGGTATCTTTAGGCCGTTCGACAAGAGCGATGTAAAATACAGGGATGGAGATAACACATGAGAGACTTCGGAACATTAAAAGGTCTTGCTGGATTTATATTCGGTTCGACCTTTGGTTTTATAGTGGGTATGCTTTTAATGATGACTTCTATGAAGGCAGAAGCATATGATGCTAATGGTGAGGCATTTTGTCTTGCGAAGAACATCTACTTTGAGGCAGGCAATCAACCATTGGTTGGTAAGGTTGCAGTGTCACATGTAGTGTTAAATCGTGTAGACTCGAGCCTTTATCCTGACACTATCTGCGATGTCGTTTACCAATCTAGATGGAGAATCAACTGGAAAGGTGAAGAGGTACCAGTCAGAAACAAATGTCAGTTCAGTTGGTTCTGTGATGGTAAGTCAGACGAACCAGTCGATAGTAAAACATGGATTGAATCAATGTTAATTGCAAGACGAGTCATAGAAGGTGAGTGGTCTGATGTAACAGAAGGTGCAACCCATTATCATGCAGACAGTGTATTACCTTACTGGGCATCTAGTCTGAATCGTACAGTAACAATTGACAATCATCTATTTTACAAATGAGAAATTTTTTACAAGATACAAAATACGTATTTGGTGGAACACAGCATCTATATGCATTCCCCAACGGATACGGTGCAAGTGTAGTTCAACATGACTTTTCTTATGGAAGTAAGAAAGGTTTATGGGAATTAGCGGTTCTCAAAGACGAAGAATTGTGTTATACTAGTGGTATAACAGAAGACGTTATTGGACACTTGTCTTGGGACAATGTCGAGAACTACTTAAAACAAATAAAAGAACTATGAATCTATTTTACTTACACGAAGAACCACAAGTGTCTGCAACACTTCATTGTGACAAACACGTGGTCAAAATGATTATCGAATATGCTCAGATGTTGAGTACTGCACATAGAATGTTGGATGGTGACCCATATGTATCTCAGACCCTAGGTGGTCGCAGGATACAAAGATGGAGACTTGACCCTGACAGAGAAGATATCTTATACAAGGCTTCTCATATCAATCACCCATCTACTAAATGGGTACGTGAAAACAGACAACAATACATGTATGCATATCATATGTTTGTTTCATTGTGTAACGAGTACACTTACAGATATGGTAAAACACATCTGACTGATTCTAAACTCAGAGAGATTCTTTACTATCCACCTGATAACATTACACTAGGTGAATGGAAAGAACCACCTCAGTGTATGCCTGATGATGTGAAAGTGGAAAATGATTCTCTTTCTGCATACCATAAATACTATGCAGTCTACAAGAAAGACTTTGCAAAATGGACTAAGAGAGAAGTCCCCCAATTTATGAGTATGTGATATGCCAACATATGTGTTTTTAAATAATGATACTGGTGAGATAGAAGAACATGTAATGTCTTACAAAGTATTAGACGAATTCAAAGAAACCAATCCCCATCTTAAACAACAAGTAACATCTGCAAATATTGTGGGTGGTGTTGCAACCAACTTTAAAGTTGATGATGGGTTCAAAGAAGTGTTATCCAAAGTGGGTGATGCACATCCTGGCTCTAACGTTCATGCAGAACATGGAACGAAAGACATCAAAAGAGAAAAGACACTTGCGACTGTTAAAAAGCATGTAGACTTACAGTCAAGAAAGTAGTATAATAAATTATGGAAATTAGAAACCTCACACTGGACATTACAGATTTAGAAAGACTTGACCTGCAAACTGAACAAGTAGATGGTAAAAGATTTTATGTTGACACTGAGGGTAACAAGTATCCAAGTGTTACTACTGTAACCAGTCTTTTAACTAAAGACCAAATCAAACTTTGGAGAGAACGAGTAGGAGAAGAAGAGGCGAATCGTGTATCGAAGAAAGCATCTTCACGTGGAACACGTGTTCACCAACACATCGAAGACTATCTAAGAAAAGAAAAAGAATACATTGAGTTTGAGAATGTCTTAGAAGAGGCAATGTTCAAAGGTATAAAACCAGTACTGGATGAGATTGTCCCTATTGCATTAGAGGCACCTCTCTATTCCAAGATGTTAAAGATGGCTGGTAGAGTTGATTGCATTGGTATGTTCGAAGGAACACTAAGTGTAATTGACTTCAAGACTTCAGAAAAGTTTAAGAAAGAAGAATATGCGAAACCTTGGTATGTCCAAATGACTGCATACTCTTTAATGGTAGAGGAACTTACAGGAACCCCTATCGAAGAATGTATGGCATTGGTGACATTACCTGATGGTAATTTCCAAATGTTTTTTTGTAACCCTATTGATTATGTGGATGAAGTATTTCAACTCCGTAAACAATATGAAAATCTTTATGGAGTATAGATGATTAGTAAGAAAGAGTTTACTGAACAAGTAGAAAAACTTTTACGTGGTGGTAAGGCTGGTGTTATGGATGCGATTGTTAAGGTATGTGAACTGAATAACATCGAACCTGAAAGTACTAAAAGATTATTGTCTGACCCTCTCAGAGAGAAACTAGAGGCAGAAGCACAAGGTTTAAAATTAATTAATAGAGGTAATGCACCTAAGGGTACCATTACTTCGTTCTTTTCATCATAGGAGTATATTATGGAAAAAGGTGATGTAGTAAGTGTAGTCGCAACAAGTGGAGAGTACGTTGGTATTCTTGAGACACTTGAACCTCTTACACTTAAAGACCCACGTATGGTCGTCCAAGCACAAGATGGTGGTATGGGATTTGCACGTGGTGTCGCAGTAACAGGTGAAGAATCACCTAAGACAATGACGTTTGGTTCATATGTTTTCATTGCGAAATCAAATGACAAAGTGTCAGATGCACATGCACAATCGACTAGTAACATTGTTAAACCTGACTCTAAAATAGTCACGTAATGACAAGTCGAGAAGGATATGATGCATATACGTTGTACCTTGGGATTAAGTTACACTTCACTTCCAAGGACTACAACTTTATTAAGTATAACGGTAAAGTAAAAGCCGACATCAAATCATTTCTCAAACGTAAAGACAAATATCATTTTGGAAAACTCTACAAGGAGTATAAAGACAATTTACAAGATTTCTACATTGCAAATCTATCTGTAAGAGACCAGTGGGCAGGTGACCTACTCAATGAAGATGCAGATAGAGTGTACAAAGACTGGAAGAAAAGAAATCAAAAACTATCTTATCTGTTCGAAACGGAAGTGTCTGACCAACTAAGAAAGTATAAGATTGATACACTATTGAAAGTGAATAAAGGTCAACACCCACGACTACTAAAAGCATACATGAGTAAACAGATAAGTATAGAAACAATCTGTATTATGGATGAGATTATTGGATTCACAAAGGATTGGGATAAACTGATATCGGAAAAGATAGTGTATCCTGAAATCTCTATTAGGATAAACAAGTACAAGTCATTCGTACAATTTGACCATGACAAGTACAAGAGGAAACTAATTGAACTATGCTCACAATAGTAGGTAACGGCCCTAGTAGGTTAAAATACGATTTAAACGAATTAGAAAACTGGTGGGGGTGTAATCAAATCTTTACTGATGCAATCCCTGATATGTTATTCTGTATGGATATCCCTCAACAAGTAGATATCTTTGGTAGAAACTATCATCATGAACATAAGGTTGCAGTCGGTGGGTGGGAACCCATGGAGATTGAATACTATGAGAATGTAAAGATAGGATTGAGTTTTGGACAAGGAACCCTGCGAGATTTTGTCGACACGAATTTACATGATTGGTTTGTGGTGATGGGGAACGAATTCAATACTGAACTATTGGGCTATAGCAGTTCTCATAAAGATAACATAGTTATATATAATATTCCAAAGCTCAAGAACCTATTTACAGGAATGTCTGCAATGGGTTATGCGATGGAACAAGGTGTAAAGGAAATTACACTACTAGGTTTTGATGCATTACAGTATGGTGATGTATCGAATGTGTATGAAGGTCGAGATTATTATCAGACTAAATATACACTAGAGGATAGAGTGTTTGATGCACAACGTTCTCAGTTTATTGCACTCTTAAAAGAGTATAACGAATCTAAGGTTTATTTTAAAAACTCCCTAGACAAGTTAGAACTGGTAGAGTATAATAAGCTAGATTACTATGAAAATAGTAACGAATGGTGTTTGGGAGAAGGTTTTCTCTCAGACGTTTTAGATACGATGTAATACAATGTTTAATATAAGGAGAATACAATGTCAACATCTTTAGATAAACTCAGACAGGCTATGGAGTCTGCATCTCCCCAATCAGGAGGAGAAAAAAAATCCTATAACGATGACAGATTTTGGAAACCTGAACTAGATAAGTCAGGTAACGGATATGCTGTTGTTCGTTTCTTACCTACCCCTGAAGGGGAAGAAATGCCTTGGTGTTCCTATTGGGATCATGGTTTCCAAGGGCCAGGTGGATGGTATATCGAAAAGTCTTTAACGACTATCGGTAAACAAGACCCTGTCAGTGAATACAACACTCAGTTGTGGAACACTGGAATCGAAGCAAACAAAGAACAGGCACGTAAACAGAAAAGACGTTTACACTATGTGTCTAACATCTATGTTGTTTCAGACCCTAAGAATCCTGACAACGAAGGTAAAGTCTTCCTTTATCGTTATGGTAAAAAAATCTTTGAACAGTTGAAAGAGGCAATCAGTCCTGCATTTGAGGACGAGGCTGCTATCAATCCTTTTGACTTGAGAGGAGAAGGTGCAAACTTTAAAATCAAAATCAGAAAGGTCGATGGTTATTGGAACTACGACAAGTCAGAGTTTGATACACCTGCACCGTTATTTGATGATGAAAATCAACTGAATGACATATATACTTCAGTCAATTCATTATCAGAAATCATTGCACCTAACGAGTTCAAATCTTATGAAGAACTCAAAGAGAAACTTGACAGAGTGTTAGGTCTCTCAGGTGGTGTAAGTAATTCTACTGCAGAATCAGTCGCAGAAGACCTAGACGAAGTGCCTTGGTCTAATGTTAACACTGAGTCTGTTGCAGATGAACCTGTAATCTCATCAGCAGAATCTTCCTCAGTAGGTGATTCAGAAGGAGACGATGCGATGGATTACTTCAAAAGACTTGCGACTGAATCGTAAGTCTTAACTTTGGGGATGGAAGATATGATTATGAGTGTCCGTGATAAGTCTTCCATACTCACTGAGACCGTGGATAAAATGGGGGTACTCAGTAAGGGAAAGGTGAATGGTGTAACAGCGGATTCATCGGTGTATAGCGGGTTGCTGTAAGGCGAGGGGCGAATGCACACTTTGATTTATAAAATCACATTGACAAAACAGAGAACTTAATAGTATAATAGAAATATGCCAAGTGTAAAACCAAGACAACATCCTAAGTCCAAGAATGTCGAACCATTCGATAGGATGCTACGTAGATTCAAAAAGGCATGTGACCGAGCAGGTATTGTACAAGAAGTTCGTCAACGTGAATACTTTGAAAAACCTGCATCTAAACGTAACGAAAGAAACCAACAAATCAAGAGACGTAAGAAGTTAGCCTTAAAAAGAGAATCAGTTAAAGGATATCGTAGGAGATAATCATGTCTAACTGGCACGGAGGCAAGGGTTCTAAGAGACGGAATTCCAACGAAGAAGCTTATAGAGAAAACTTTGATAAAATCTTTGGTAAAAAGATTGACGTTAAAGTTCGAAAAGAAACACCTGAGCATGGAAAGACTCTAGTCCATAAAGATAAAACCAAATACGATAGAAAGGACTTTAAAGTCACTCAGAAGAAATTAACTGATTTGAATTGGGACGGTTAGAGAGCAGTTCCTAATGCAGTTTGTGGTACTGCAGTCCTACCAAAAGATGCCTCATTATTCCTAGTTGTTTTACTTGATACACTGTAAGAGTTGTTTGTGGTCATAGTACTATCAGAACTCATAACAGTCTGAACGATTCCACCTGAACCACCTTCTTTTTTACCACCCATAACTTGGTCGAACATATCTTTGATGACACTTGCAGAAGTGAATCCTAGTGAATCGTTTGGTATGATTTTACCATTTGCATTAGGTGTAAATAACTCAGGGCCTGCCTCACCAACCATGTAAGTTTGACCACCTGAAACTTGACCACCATCTTCTTTACCTGTAACGAAATCTACTGCAGAATTCCATTTATCACCTACCCAGTCCTTTGCATCATTCCATGCATTCTTGAGTTTATCAGTTGCACTCTTCCACCATTCCTGAACTTTGTTCCATGCACCCTGAACCATTTCGTTCATTCTCTCAGCATTTGCCCTCATCTTTTCAGAGTCAAATCCAAACTTACTCTTGACCCAATCCCATGCACGTCCAGCGATACCACCTAACCATGCAATGAAACCTTGTCTTTCACCCATCTCATCTTCACCGAATCCAAAGATACCTTTAATCCAATTCCATGCACTTGTTACAATGTTCCATAAGAAACTAGTCAATGTAAATGGTTCATCAGGGTCATCCCATCCGAAGATTCCCAATACAAAGTTTATGGCTGCATTGAGAGGGAACATCACAATGTCTATCAATCGTTTGAATAGATTAGTGTCTGCATCGAACTTAAAGAGTTCAATTATTGAATCAAAGGCTGCACTGATTCCATCGAATATACTACCTACGACTAGTTTACCGAAGTCGTATATCTTACCAAAGAACCATGCGAGTGAATCAAAGAACCAAGGGAACTGTTCATCAAATTTCTTTAATACTTGATATGCAAGTACAGCAAGAGCTGCGGCTGCGATACCGATTAGAATGAATGGTGCGGCTGCAAGTAACATACCACCAAGTGTAATGAGTGTCGTAGCTGCGAATGTAAGTGCAGCTGTAAGTAATCGTTTTGCACCGACTAGGAATGCGGCACCTGCTTTCTTTAGTGTTCCAAATACAGCAGCAAAGATTCCTGTTTTACCGAATATACCTAGGAAAGATTTCTTAAATCCTTCCATTGGGTTTTGAAAGAATTCAAATATATTTGCACCTTGTTCGATGCCTTTCTTATCGCCCTTTGTAAAACCTTTACCTTTTTCTTGAGCCCTACCTGCTTTGTCAATGAACTTCTTACCAAATATTCCATCAAGAAAACCTTGTCCTCTATCCGTAAATTTAGTAAAGAACCCACCAACCCCTGAGAATGCTTCTTTGAATGTACCACCGATTGAACCAAACACGTCTTTAAGGGCCGTGTTCTCTTTCTTCATTATACCACTGAAGAGAATAACACCACCTAATATTTCTGCGATACCAGCACCAATTGATATAACACCAGTTATGGTATTTTGAACACCCTTAAAGAACTCTCCTAGTTTACCAGTCTGACCAGTTAAGTCTATAAGACCAAATGATAATCCTTTGATACCATCAGTAAGTGAACCAATACCATCAGTTACACGGTCAAACCCTCTTGCAACACCAAACTGTTGTTTAGTTTGTTTTTGTGCGACATCTAGGGTTTGTTTTTCAGTTTTGATTATATCTTCTAGGTAATCAACTGCTTCTTTTTGTTTTTCTCTTGCATCTTTTGAGACTTGTTGATACTCTGCTTCTGCATCTGCACGTGCTTGGGAACCCTCTGCGAGAGTTTGCATGAGTTGATTATGTGCATTTGCACGGTCTAATGTTTCTTGCTCGAAGTTACTTCTTGCTTCTGCAAGTTGTTCATTAAATGAATTAAGTCTTTGTTTAGCTGCAAATACAGGACTTGTTGCAGAACCGACTGATACAGCAAATTTATTTACACTTTCCCCTAGTTTTTTAAAGGGGTCTAATAGTAATTCTCTACTGATTTCTTCAGCCATTTCTTTTTATATCCTATTGTTTACCGAATGCTTTTCCAGCTTCTGCGATACCAAATGAACCTAAGGTTACAACCACAAATGAAGTGTAAATAGTGTCAGATATATTTATGTCTTGTCCCCAAAACCCTGTCACTAAATCCACAATACCAAATGCAAGCATCATTAAGAAGGATGCAAATCCAATGATTGATTTCTCATTGATTGTATTATCATCCATAAACAATGCACCAAAAGAAAACTTATCTCTTGGTTTTGCACCTGCGGCTGCAATTTTCAATTCTTTAGACATCCTCTCCATCTCTCTGATTTTGTCTTGTGCCTCATCTAGTTTTAACACTAGATTAGTGTACTTGTCTAAATCAATATCGACTTCGTTTCTTCCAACGTCTATTGTTTCTGTTGCCATTATTATGTCCTCGTTAAATTATTAAAAATTCACGTAACACATAACGAAAGTTATCTACGTTTCTCCTGTTTAATCTTCTCCTCTTCGAGGTAGTTAATCAGAAGTTTTATATAAACTTCTCTTTCCCATGGCATCATATTGTCCAACTCCGTAAGACTGTACTTATGGTGTTGCATCATTTGAAAGTTGGTCTCGTAGTAGTTACCCAAACTTTCATGAGAAAGAGCTATTAAAAAAAACTTTGTAGTCCTACTAGAGTTCTACTCTGTTTTGTTCCACATAAATTACACTGATACTCTACTTCCTTCTCAAGTCTAGGTAGGTCATTAAAGTAACTTCCTACTTTTTCTACTTGTTGAAGTGTAAGACTATCGATGAATTCATCTAGGTCTTCCTTACTTACATCACTGACTTCATAAACGTTTTCTGCATCAAAGATTGTTTCTATTGATTTTTTCATTACAAACAATCCTGAGTCGCCTTCGTCTACGTCACCAACATCCTGTAAGTCATTGACGTTTGGAACTCTTACGATTACACCTAACTCATCGGTTAACATAATCTTGTTGTCTTCAGGAACGGAACCTTTAACTTCAACCTCATTGAGGTCTACTGTTGTTTGTCCTGAACCTGCACAACCTTCTTCCTGACATGATACGGTTACATCTGCAGTTTCACCTACGGACTTTGCCCTAACTTGTAGGAATAAAAATTCCAAGTCAATCGTTGCAAGTTCATTAACTGCAACTTCCCCAAAAGTAACATTTGAAATCAACTCTGTAAGAGACGACATCACTGCCTTTTGGTCTTCACTCTCTCTGGCCAACACTAATATTTTTTGTTCTTTTACTAAGAATGGTCTGTACTTAACTTCTTGACCACTCTGAGGTAAAACACACGTATAGGTTGGTGTATTTTGGATTGGTAATCCCATAATTTACTCCATATTATAAGTTCTAAAATATAGAACCAAGTTTACTTAGTTGTTCATCTAGTTTAGATAGTCTGTCGTGGTACTTACCTGCATTACTATTGTAACGACTACCGACTTTCAATCCATCTAATATAACATCTAAAATTCTTCTACCTCTATTTATGAGTCCGCCAGCAGCTGGGTCTGCGACATACTCAGTGGTAAATGTTCTGAACGCAATGGACACTGTAAATCTTAAAACATCATCTCTTGATGTACTGTTCACTTCCATTGGTGCATAGGAAACTGGATATGCTTCTAACAATCCTACACGTAATGCAGGGTTTCCGTTTCCTCTAA